TTGTTCGTGTAGTAACCATTGCTATCTCCTTATTTAATTTAAGCAAGATTGTTGTCTATCCACCAGATTATTCTGCGTGGACGGTGTTATTTATAACACAAAAAACTTAGAATGTCAAGTTTTTAAGATATTTTTTTCTTGGTACCAATATTGTACTTAGTTACGAGCTCCCATTCGGGACGTTCTCCATAAGACAATATTTTTATTTGAGACAAAGGGGTGATAGGACTCTCGGATTTTTCTGGGATCACAAGTTCCAACAGTCCCCATTCGGCTAACAATTTGGAGATTGTATTTCTTCGGCCGATGTCGTTCTCTTCAAAGTTTGAAGGTTTACCATCAAGAGCAAACAGTTCTTTGAAGTGGACAATATAATATTTGCCACGTTTATGTAAAATGTGACACGATTGAAATAATTTTTTTTCTTTCCTTGAAGAAACTCCAATTCGAGTAAGAGTTTCTCTGACTTTTAAAAAGTCATCAGGTTTCTTTAATCGGACCTCCAATAATGTATCTAAATTGACTTCCATGATTGTAATAACTCCCCACGCGGTTCATCCGCCCGTCTCAGTTTTAATTCTTAATTCATTTAATTGTTCTTGGCTAAGTATTTTCAGAGCTTCTTTCGATTTAGATTTATTGTATCCAAATGTTTCAGAAATCAATAAGATATCATCAGAGGTTTCTTCTTTAAACCATTTAGAAAATCTTTTTCTCGCTCGAGTTATATTTAGTAAATATAAGAATTGGGCCTTCTTTGGGAGTGTGTGATACTGATTCATTTCGTTAGAAAATAAAATCGTATCAGCAAAATAGGAAAGACCCCTATTGGTTAGATATGGTTCATATCCCTTCTCAGCCAAGTGGTCGTTGGCCGAGTCTTCCATCAAATTATTCTTTGATGTGTTTATTGCATTCAAGTAATCAAATGGCTTCATGTAAGGTAGGCCGGATCTAACAATTTTCTGTTCTTTAGATGTTGTTCGACGATATCATCCTTAGATTGACCATGATAAGCAACACCTAAGTGGTTGTCAATCATAAATTGATTAACATTAATCTCATTACCAAACTTGTCCGGCACAATGAATTCACCAAGAATTCTACCATACTTACCTCTTGCGTCTCGTCGTGTTCGAATAAAACATTCTTCATTATCTAACATTTCTGTTAGGAATTTCTTTGCGGCGTTTCCATAAATTTTTTCCTGTTTATCACGAGTACGGGACTCAGGAGTATCGATACCATACAAACGAATCCGCTGATTACACAGGATAATATCAAACCCAAGATCAATAAAAATGTCCACCGTATCGCCATCAACCACTCTGTCAATTCTGCACTTATATTCATACACTATAAAATCTCCTTATAATTGATGAGCTCATCAATTAGCATTTTTTTTATTCCAACTTGGTTCCACTCTTCTGGGGTAGCTTCGTCTATGCTGCCAGTCAATAACGAATCTCTAATATCATATGAACTTTTGATGCTATGTTCCTGATCATGGATGAACAACTGAATGATTGTATAATGCATCACCTTCATAAGATCTTTTCGCCATTCGGCGGGGGTCTCACCCTTCTTCCCGTAACGTCTCCCGTACTTGCCGACATTCCCCATACAGAAACCAGTACCATGACCATCATCAATGATACTCTCCGTTGCTTGGATCTTGCCCGTTGCATAGTGTTCGTCGTAAGTAGAGTCAATGTATCTTGACACTTCTTCGAGTATTTCATTTTCTTTAAATTTATAATCTATCATTAATGCCACCTATAAAATTTATGTTGTCCAATTTGGCCCACATACTGCATACCCCTGTCATTGATCCAATTGGGTTTGACATATGTTGCATGATAGTGTGTAGACCCCTCTGTTATACCACGAAATGCCTGATTTGTCAACATCATTTCAGCAATTATTTTTGCGTCTTCCCAAGCATCATAGTCCAAAGGTTCGTCAGATACTCCGTCGCAATACCAAGAAAATTGACACATCCCTCTAACTGGAACAGTGTTACCTTTCCAGTTTACTCTAGTTTTCGATTGTTCCGTTACAGAACAGATGTCATTTGGGTATCGTGAAGAATCTACGCGGTTCAAAACTACGTCAGCAACAGCCACCCTTCCAGCAAAATTATCACTGCGAGACTCGTGATATATATTAAGACTAAGGCACGTTGATTGTTTTTCATCAATTGGGAAAATTCCCGAGTCAATTTCTTCTGCGATTTCTTCTGCGATTTCTTCGTAGACAATATCATTGGGATCAGATTGTATTTTTGGTATCGATTCTCCTTCATTTAAAATCGCCTTAAAATTAAAAGTTACAACCACCGCGATCACAACAAATATCAAAGCGGCATAGATCGCGGTTTTTATTTCATTTCCCATCAGACCAAGCCTCTGATGAGAATCGCGTGACACCATCCGCACATTCAAACCTAATTTCACAACGATTCACATCAAAGAATAAATCCTTAGCACCAAATGCAACTTTAATCATTGTCCAAGAAGTTATAGACCCCTTTTTAAAACCAACGTTGAGGCCCCAAATGAATGTGCCAACCATACACGCCAGCGTAACCAATGTTTGGTAAATCGGTTCCATAATTCTCTCCTATTTAAAACTACAGTCGGCCATAACTTCGGTCAAGAAAGATACTGTATTGATTTCTTGATCTGCCACGAATGATGATTGATATTGATATCTCGCAAGGTGAATCACCATTTGAGGTATTGATGATGTTTCTAGAGTTTTCTCCATTGAGTCAAACAACTTTCGAAACAAAACAACCGGATCATCATCTAGATTTTCCGCAACCCACTTGCGCATCGATGTGAAATTCTTATCTCGCAAACAATCAATCAGAACATCAGTATTGGAACAGTTAATATTGGAAAGTATTCCAGAATCAATCTTACCATTAGATGAATATCTCTGCAGTTCGTTTAAGACTCTTCTCCAATCGGGATAATGTCGATGAATTATTGCAGCCAATACCTGTTGATCAGCTTCAATATTCTCCAGCGAAAGTATCTCACGAACCCGTTTAAAGAATTCTTTACCCAACTCTAGTTTATTGCTCGCAGTCATCTTAAATTCAACAACAGAACATCGACTATGTAAGGGTTCTATAATCCTATTCGGGAAGTTACATGTAAGAATAAATCCACAGTTAGCAGAAAATTCTTCTATAAAGTTCCGCAACGCAGGTTGGGTAGACTGGGGATTGAGATAGTCAGCTTCATCAAGTATGACATATTTTCGACCCCCACGCAAGGACGATGTGGACGCGAACGTCATAATCTCATTCCTGAGAGTATCGATGTTACGATCCATAGATCCATTAATCACCAGATAAGAACATCCAAGTTCTTCCAGTAAAGCCCTTGCAACGGTAGTCTTACCCACCCCTGCGCGTCCGGAGAGAATCATATTGGGGACGTTCCCGCCTTTGATGAACTGTTGGAATGTCTCCTTTAGTTCGGCGGGAAGAATTGTGTCCTCAATGGTTTTCGGCCGATATTTCTCGACCCACAGCACATTCTCAAGCATTCAATAACTCCATAATATAAACAACATACATTGTAACACATAATCACAGAAGTGTCAAGTTATGACACTACAGTCTCATACAATGTTTCCAAATCATCAGTTTCCTGTTGAAACAATGCAAACTCTTGTTGATGGTATATCTTAGCCATCTTGCGCATATATTTCTTAGGAATTTCTTGATCCTCTTCAACTTTAGCTAGAATGTCTTTAATCAAATCTTTCTCCGCACCAATCCTTGTTAGAGAATTGGAAATTTCATCCAGAGCATTTTTGATAGACTTTCGGTCTTCGGGTGAAGATGGAATGATAATGTTCGTTGTTGACATAATTTACTCCGCGTATGTAGAACCAGATTCAGTTGCAATCCAATATTGGATAGATTTGTCGTCATTGCTAAATTGAGCAATACCCTCAGTAGTAATAGACACATTATAACTGTCAGAAATAATTTTCAAATTTTCATAATTGAAAATGCTTTCGAACTCAGCAGTGGTCTCGCCGACATTAATCCAGAATACGTCCGAATCGCCATTGCGTGTATCCGTAGCTGCAATAGAAATATTAGTTCTATCACCACGAACAACAATGTTTGGCATTCCCAACACACCACCCAGCTTCATTACTTGAGCTAATGCTTCAGACGTTAATCTGAAGTTGATTTGTGCACCATCTACAGACAAACCTTGGTCTGGGGGTGATACAACCATAACTTCATCAGAACATCTATAGAGCGCGTTGGAATTTTTGTCATTGATTTCCAAGGACTTTGTGTCTACATTAATTACAATATCAGGTTCTTTCATAAAAGAAAGTACTGACAACAAACGATTCAAATCATAAATCACAAAGGACTCATCAAAGATGTTATCTACAGTAGCTTCTGCAAGAATGTTTTGACCTTTCGCCATAGTCCTAACAATGTTACCCTTTCGGAAAACCATGCCAGGATTAATAGTAGAAAAGTTTTTTAACACAGATACAGTATTTTCACTTAACTTCATTAATCACCTCATAATAAAAAAAACAGGCGGCATTGCGCCGCCTAGGTTTTAGGCTGCGGGAGCAGCTGACTCTGGAGCAACTTCAGTTGTTGCGTCAGCGGGAACTTCTGTCGCAGACTCATCAGACTCACGAACAGAAAGTACAACTTGATTGGAGAATGCGTCTTTGGCAACACTCAATTGATCAAGTTGGAATTGAAGGTTCTGCATCTTTGTTTGGATGTCCTGAACCTGTGCCACAAGATACTTCTGTTGATCATTAAGATCTTCTTCAGCATACTCTTTATCATCGATAGTAATCATAATTACTCCTTTAGTTTGTCTTGTTAATTAACAAATAGAACTTGACTTCTATTTATACATATAATACCAGCATTCTGCACAAATGTCAAGCTTACTGGCCAACTATTTTAGAAAAGTTGTTGATTTTCTCAAACTTTAACACATTATGAAACTTATCCTGCAGGATGTCTCCTTTGTGACTAATTACAAAAAGGTTAGTGGTTTCTAACATATTAAGTAATTTCATCAAGTCTTCAGTTCCATTGTTGTCTAAAGAAGAGTCGAACACCTCATCTAAAATGAGTAGGTTTGTACTGGCAGAATTTTTGAGCTTGGCAATAGTTCTCCAAGTCAGCATTAATGCCATATCAATTCTCTGTTTCTCCCCTTCTGAAAAAGAAGAATAAGAAAAATCATCTCTGTGTCGAGATTTGATAGTTTCCTTAAACGACTCATCCAAATTGAAATTTACAAAGAAATCCATTGACGCCAAATACTTATTCACCAACTTGTTTATGATGGGAATATATTGACGAATAATTTTTGTTTTAATACCATTGTCTTTTAGTAGAATTGTAGCGATGTCTTGATACTCTCGCTCCTCAATCAACGATTTAATTTCATCTTCTACAACAGACAATTCTGAATTATACTCTTTTAACTTTTTAGTCTGTTCCTTCACATTGTCTTTGTTAGACGTTGTTCTATCTATCTCGTCCTGCATAGACTTAATGTATTTTTCTGAAGCTTTGTTTTCATTGTTTTTGCCATCTATAATTTTAGTGATAGATTGGAATTTCTTAGCATACTCATTAATCTGTTGCAGCACTTCGTTTGTAGATGCGGCTTTCATTTTCAATTCTTGCACAGCTTCGACCAACTCAGATCTTTTTTCACTACGACTAACAACAACTTCGGATTTAAACTCATCATCAATGTCCTGCTTACATGTCGGGCAGTTATCGTTCTCGGAATAAAACTTGATATCACCATCAACCTTTTTAATTGTCCGTTCTAAATTATTTGACAGTGTGTCCAACTTTTTGAGTTTATCATTAACAGACGACGACCTCTCTATCTCAGAAGAAAACTCAAGAGATTTTTTAGTCAGGCACTCAATTTCTTTTGACCGATCTAATATCAAAGTCCGTTCATCATCTACCTGTGATGACAACATCTCAAGCTTCTCTTTGTTGTCTCGATTTATGTTGCGAATATATTGTTCATGTACTTCGATCTTTTCTTGGATGGCGTCTAGTTGATATTTGTTGTGCGTCAACTCACCTTTTAATTTTTGAGATCTTTCTTTAAGGATCTGATTCATATTAGAAAATATTTTAATGTCCAACAGATCTTCGATGATAGATCTACGATCAGCTGCAGACAATTGCATGAACGGCGTAAAAGAAGCACTACCCAGAATTACAATCTGTGTGAAAGATTTATAATTCATTTTGAGTACAGACTTTTCGAATGTATCTTGATAGTCTCTAACCGAGGCGTCCTGATTCAACAGTTTGTCGTCGCAATATATTTCAAATACATTCGGTTTAATGCCACGAACAATTCTATAATATTTATTGCCAGTGGTAAACTCAACTTCAACCATCGCATGTTTTTGATTTAAACTATTCAGCAACTGGGGTTTTGTAATGCTTCGAAAAGGTTTGCCGAACAACCCAAAACAAATTGCATCCAACATAGTAGACTTTCCGGAACCGTTAGCCCCCAAAACTAATGTTGTTATCTCTTTATCTAATTCAATTTCAGTAAAATAATTACCAGACGATAAGAAATTCTTATATCTAATACACCTAAAAACAATCACTTATATCGTCTCCTGTGCCAAAGCTTCCACATACAATTCTCGCATCAGATTTTTCAGTTTATTTGAATCCACATCAACACCTTGTTGGTCAATGTAATTCGACAAAATTGTCAACGTATCTTCTGCTTGGTCAATCAATTCAGAATCAATGTTTTCAAACGAGTCGTCGCCATAGTCTTCAATCACAGCCAAATGAGCTGGGTTGACTTTATACAGTTCATCCAACATCTTATCGAACAGATATGGATTCTGTTTATTCACGACAACTATTTTAACATAAGTTTCGGAAAATTGCAAGTAGTCTATGTCCATCGGGCCGTCATTATCATCATACATAATTTTATGGAACATAGCGTTCTTGTTCTGTATAAATTCAATGTCTTGCGTTTCGGTATCAAAGATGAAGAATCCTTTGGGGTCCTTGTGATCACTCCAAAACAATTCGTATGGTGTACCAAGATACTTGATGTTGCCTACTTCAGATTGTGTATGGTAGTGGCCACTAAAAACCGAATCGTACTTATCCAAGAAACCACTGTCCATACCATCAAACGATTGGACACCCTTCATCAATTGGAATCCAGCCAGTTCAAAGTGTCCAATGCAATATGACGATAGACTTCGGTTCACAAAGTTAAAAATTTCTTCTTGATTGTTCTTGCATATCCACGGAATCATATCAAAAGATGATCCGTCGAGGATCAGTTGGCCTGGATTTTGCCACAAGGTTATGTTGTCATAATCTTTCAGCAGTAGGTCCGGAGAGTTGACCTCCAAACTATTTTTCCAAAAGATATCGTGATTGCCGATCAGTGCGTGGAGATGTATACCTTCATCTTTTAATCGGTCAAAGAAATATCTTCTACTCTCAGACAACGAAACAAAATTAATGTACTTCCTTCTGTCGAACAGATCGCCCAGTTGGATCACAGTCTTGATGTCGTGTTCTTTTAAATACGGAAAAAACACTTCTGTATAAAATTTGTCTAGATACCTATGAAAAGTCATAGAGTCATTTCTGATGCCAAAATGCGTATCGCCTAAAAGACATACTTTCATAATGTTCCTTTACAATTTATATTTCGTGATATAATACCACAAAAATCACTATTTGTCAAGTTTTTCCAAAATAGAATTCGTGTCTTTCTTTTTCTTTGGCGGTGCATTCTTCTTTGCTGATTCGGACTTCCTTTTCTTGGTAGCTTCAAAACTTTGAATGAAGTCTGATATGAACTCCTCACTGTATGCATCGTGCATCATCCCGTTGAGCTGAACGCTGACGTGTTCTTCACCCAAGTTCTGGATCAATGTGTTGATGACCTCATTCTCCATTGTTTTGTATTTGATATACAGATGTTTCTTTTCTTTTTGGATTCGTCTTAGGAATGCATAGTATATGATCTGAGTGAAATATGAAAATGGGTTTTTGGATTTCTCTGGGTTAAAGTTGTCAATGTATAGCAGGCAGTTCTCTACCCCGTCTGATATCATATCATCTTTAAATGTGTAGTTTGAGAAGTTTGGTTTGCGAGACAGGTGGGTTGCAATTTTAAACAAACAAGAACCAATGTACTCGGGAACACGAGGCCGTGGTTTTTCTTCTGCTCTTGCTTTTAAGACACTGTTGCGATACTCGGTAATCTTTACCAGAAATTCTTTATTATCAACGTAATGCTTTAGTGGTTTTTGTTTGGTTTTTTCGGTCATATCGTTCTCACTTAAAAATAATTAAAAAATAACTTGCCATTTGCTTGCCACTACTATAGAATGACGGTGTAGCCAATCATAAGGTTAACACTAATGAATTTCTTCATCATCTGGTTTTCCTTTCATTATCAAATCTAAATCTTCCATAAGAGTTTGTTTAGTCGTCGTTCTTGCTGGACTCAAATTATTCATAACATGTTGATGATCATTAACAACTTCGAAGTATGAAGATTCCATATTGTCAGTTGGATCAGACACAGAAACAATTCCAGTTTTATATATTCGAAATGGTTGATCGGATTTGGAAGAGAAATCCCATTTTACGACCTGTAAGTTCATAGTCCGAGAAGCTTCATCAGGAAAATCATTATACACAGACAAAGGATTCATCACTTCAATATAAGATACAGTTTCATTAACAACTTCAGCAACAATAGTGTCCCTACTTACAAGTTTAAATATTTTGCAAATTGTCATAATCAATCCTTTAAGTTAATGGTGTATATTTTATATTTAAATTTTTCTTCACTGTACATTTTCATTCTTTCTACAAAATGTCCTAATGTGTAGTTCTGTTTTTTACCGTGTGTCAAATCATCAGCTATATCATATAGAGTGGCATGATCTTTATTGTCACCCAATCTTAATCCTCGTCCAATAGATTGTAATGTTCTAATCTTACTTTTGCTTGGTGATGCAAAGATGACATTGTGTAAGTTCTTTATATTTATGCCTGTAGAAAACGTCCCAAACGAGGCAACAATTATGGCATTATTTTGTGACTCAACCATAGAACGTACATCTTCACGATCGTCAGCCTTGGTTTCTCCCGACACATAGAAAACTTTCCGGCCGGATTCTACTTTGTCAATTATGTTATTATACAATACTTTGCCGTGTTTGTCAACGTACTGGAACAACAATAGTGTGTTTCCTTCCAACGACACAGCAAGATTCGTAATAAATTTATTTCTAGGTTTACTCTTGACAAGATAGTCGATCTCATCCTGATACTTAACTTTAGATATTTCTTTACACCTTTCTTTGCTATGTTTTAAAATTAATGACTTGATTCTAAATTCGGACAGTTGACCATCGTCCATCAAAGTTTTGGTTGTCGTAACTTTTTTTACTGGACCAAAGAGGCCCTCCAATACGAGCTTGTGTGTTTGTGTTCCATCAAGTGTTCCGGTGAATCCAAATCGGTAACCACAGTTTTCCATATTGGTAAGAATTGTGGTTAATGATTTAGCTTTGAATTGGTGAGCTTCATCACCTATCACAACATCAAACTGATCAAACCAAGATTTGGGTTGTTTAAAGATTGACTGCCAAGTAGATATGAATATGTCATGTGGGTGATCTTTAGCTGCCCCGGCCGTTATTTGGTGAATATGATTCTCACTATCAAATCCATAGTCAGCAAAATCTTTATATAATTGACTCACCAAAGATGTTGTCGGAACAATAATCAAAGTCTTCCCTGCGAGATACCTCACCAACAGATAAATGATAAAAGACTTGCCGGAAGCGGTAGGGGACAACAACATAGACCGGCGTTTTCTAACTGCATGGGCAAACGCTTTGAGTTGATATTCTCTAGGTTCTAATGTAAGACCCAATGAATCCGCAAAGTTTTTAGCTTCAACAATAGAAAATTCTTCATCAGGTTCTATAGAGTCGTCTAGTGTAAATGTGTAACCACGATCGTCACAAAACTCTTTTAGGTAATTCATCAAACCAAAGTACAGTGTTCTACTGTTGCTATTGAATAGTCTTATTCGGCCGTCCCAAATTTTGTTCCGGAACGCTGGCATAAACTTGTAGCCTGGAACAAAGAAAGTAA